ACTTACTGAGTGAATACTCCTTGTCGTAGTACGTTTCAAAATCTAGGGTTATTAAGTCCATTACTTCGCAAGCACCTCCGCGAGCTTCTGCATGTAGTGCTGCGCCTTCTGCAGATCAGAACTGTTTTTCCTACCCATCCTTGCAATGTACTTGATGGCGTTGCCCTTGAGGTACCCGACGAATTGGTCGTCTGTCATCCACGATTGCATTGCATCCCACGGGCGCACCGCTAGTGCAGTGTAGTGATCCCCGTCCACTTGGTAACTGTCCGCTGTTTTTTTAGTGGAGGTTTTCCTACGAGAGTGTTTTTTGTGCCCGTTGTGTTGACGTTTAATCACGTAGATGTAGTTCCGGGTGACCTTCAGCGCCTTAGCGGCTTCCGCTACCGTAACGTCTGGGTTAGCGTCCATGTACGCACGTATGAGATCTGCCTTGCTCTCTCCGTTAACGTTGTTGGTCATTGTCTCTCTCCTCTCGTATCTGTGCGCGTCTACGCATGTGTCGGGCATACCATAGGGATGCCTTAAAAAACCACCGCATGGGTGAATACTTCGGGGCCATACTGTGAGCTATGTACGCCCACAAAATAGTTCCTTCCCAATCGGCGCTACTTTTGTCCATGATTTTTGAACAAATCCAATTGGCCCGAGTGAACTGCCTCACCTGTAAGGTGATAGGTAACTTCTTCGATATTATCTTCATTGATTATTATTGCTATACCACCAGCGGCAGCGATGTCGGTTAAGTTTTTCTCCTGTAATGCAGTAGGTTTATTCTTACCGGCCTTACACTCTATACCGAAAAATCTACCGTCATAGCACCCGACAATATCGGGTACGCCGCTCTTACCGTATCCTCCGGTGACCGGGTAGAAGTAGTACGCTCCCAACTGTTTCAGTATCGAGGTAACTTTCTTTTTAACCTTGCCTTCTGGGGTCATAGGCAACTCCTGTGACATTTTTTGTGTAGTTCTGACTCGTTTCAGGGGTTTGGGTGTATCCGTTTCTCTGACTCGTTAGCGTTTTCTGGGTGGATTAGTCGTAATGACTCGTTGCAGGGTTTTGGGTGACTAAATTTTTTTGACTCGTTCATTCATCGCGGGTGAATCTTTGATGATGACTCGCTAAAGCCAGATGAGGGTGTTTCTTGCTTCGGCTCGTTTATTGTTTTTGAGTGTGTCGCTTCCCCATGACTCGTTTCGTCGCATTGGGTGACTAACTTACTTTGACTCGTTCCTTTAGCTAGGGTGAATATCGCTCTAATTTGACTAATAACGTGTTATTAGGTCGCTTACCTGTCTATCTCCATGCCTTTGAAAGCCATGGTTGTGTTTTGGAGGCTTTGTACATTTGTATGTCGTCCCCTCCGAACTTGGTTCTGCAGGCTTTGCAGAATCGTGCTTTGTAGTGAATGAATCGACCACAAACGCATTTTTTAGGTTTCTTGTTCATTAAGTGGTTACTCGTATGACTCGTTTAGACCTTCCGAGTGATTCAACTTCATATGGCTCGTTCGATTTCTTTGGGTGACTACGTACCCTTCAGTGACTCGCTTGTGTGCGTTGGGTGACTTGCCGGTAATGGCTCGTTCGACATAAC